CTTTCAATCCAAAGATTGGCTTTTTCGCACTTATCTAGCATCTCTTTTTCTATTTCCATATCGCGGGTATAGCGCGCTACAGTTATGCGGTGGTGGGCTGGTATGGCGCTATCAATGGTATGGATTGAACGGTCATCCCAAGGCTTTAGAAGCTCTTCTGGCGTATCAATGGCGCAGTAAGCTATCTCCCATTCGGGAAGATCAAACAGGCACATATAGCCGCGCGCTTGCCATTCGTAGCCCTTCTTGTCGGCATCCTCAGCGCATAACGGGAACGTAAGCAAAGACCATGCGATCTTGATGTCAACGCCTTTCTTAGAGTGAGCGGCAACTAAGTCAGGCTCCCCAGTGATGATTGCATTGTTTCGGCGTCCGTCACTTTCAACCTTTTTTAGGTCATACAAAAAAACATCGTTGTAAAGCTGTATGCCTGCATCCTCACACATGCGCCCTTTCTGTATCGCTTGCACATCATCAAGGTTTTTGCGCACGCCGAATATAATCTCGCGAACGGTTTCCATCATCGCGCCCTTTGCCGTTTCTGACCATTCAGCGCTTTTTGCTTGTGGCTTGGTCATTATTTTATCGATTGAGCTGCACCGTATCATTGCGATACCTCCAAGTTTATCCATTCTGCGCCAGCTACCCATTTATCAATAGCGGATTGTTGTTCTTCGTTAAATTCAATTCGAGCCTTAAGTGTTTCTATTGAAAGCTCACTATTAGCAATTTTTAGCATTGACTGATTTAATCCGTCGTTACTAATTGGACGCTTAGCTGCTGGCAACGGTTCAGCCTTTGGTGTTATGTCTTTCTCGACCTTAATGTCATCAGACCCTTCGTATTCGTTAACCACAGCGATTGCGCGGTCAAGTCGATCATCACGATCAGTCTTTGGCCACTGCTTGCTGGCTCGCTTTAAAATAGCCTTCTTTGCCATTTCATCGTGCCATTTAGACCACACACCATCTTGTTTAGCTGATGCGCGAATTTGTGCAATTTCTTTTGCACTCATCACGTCCACAAGTAAATCGCCTTGGTGAGTTTTTGCAACACAATAAACACCAATAGTATCGCCACGGTCACCAAATGCATCCATTTCATGATCTGGCAACGCACATGGCCCACGATATTTAAACAAGTCTTTTGTCTTTACTATTTCAGCCTTCGCCCAAAGTATTGAACCGCTATCAGTTGCTATTTTTAGCAGCCCCTTAAACGATACGCGAAGCTGGCAAGACTGAACCCAGACCTCTCTATTATTTTGATCCTTAACCTTTTCAGACTCGGGCACCAAATATGCATAGCCAAGCGCAGGATTAAGCGTAAGCCCTACGGAGGCAACGTTAATAACGGCATTTTGAACGGTGTGAATTGAACACTGCGAAAGCTTTTCGTTTTTCTGAATTGCCTGGCATGCGAACTGGCTTTCTTCTGCCCATGTAACTAGATTTTGATTCTTTGCTATTTGATTAAATTTTGGCGCAACCTGCTCAACAACTTGCGGCCATGTTAATAGCTCACTCATCACTCACCCCACTATATTTCCGGCCAGTCTATGCGCCTCATTTTCGATTAATGTCCGCAGGCTTTTATCAAGCCCACCGTGTCTGTACTCAAGCATAAAATCAACGTCTTGATTCACAAGATCAGCTAATTCTTCATGCTTCCCTTCTAATATTTGAGATAAATTAAAGCTAGCTGAAAATGTGTAGACTTTTTTGCCTGATAAAAGCTGATTGAGAATATACGCATATTGAGCCTCTTGATTTTCATATCGTGTGCGCTCTGCGTGCTCTGTATCAGTGTCGCGGTCTATTTCCGCTTGTGTGTTTCCGCATGGCATAGTCATATTAGTAATCCATCTCGCAAGCATTAACCATTGAGTCGTGATTGGCTTGGCTATCAAGTCGGCCATCTTCATCTTCGCGTTCATCAACATAAATCTGAATATCATCGTTATCGTAGTACATGTTTTGTATTCCCTCGGTTGGTTTCGACAAATTCAGATTAACACCAAAAACCAAAAAAACAATAGGTAAAATAAAATATATTTGTTTATGGAATACACTTGATTTGTTTAATGCAATGGTTTAAGGTTTAGCCTCAATACAGCGAGGGCGTTAAATGAAAACAAGATGCACTAGAGACGAACTACTTGAATACATAAATAGGCAGATTAGAATTAAGTACAAGAGCAAGGTTGAGTTTGCCGCTGAATGCAATAAAACACCGCAGAGCCTTAATTCAGCAATGAATAGCGCAAGCCTGCCAAGCTGGCTGATAGAGCGGTTTGGGTATAGAAAAACGGTTGCTTATGAGCGGGTGAAGTAACGCCGAGATTTGCGGCGGCGGGGAGTAAACGAACTGGGCGGCGCTCTAATTCCGTCCGTAATATTGACTTGTTATATTGGTGAACACGATGAAAGCTTGCTGCTCTAGTTTTTGCATGGTTAACCCTGATGACAGAGGGCAAAACCACCATAAGCGCTGTGACGGGTATAGAACCGAAAAATTCCCATATTTGTTTTACTACGAAGACGCGGTTGACGCATGGGTTCCTGCTCCTGCCGAAATTGCGATGATACTTTCAACAACGAGCCTGAAAGAAAACGAAAGGCTTAGCATTGAATTCAAACGCATTGATTTGACCGATGAAGAATATGCAGCGATACCGGAAGACTAGCACGGCAATATAACGCCGAGATTTGCGGCGGCTGGGAGTAAATGAACTGGGCGGCTATGTAATTTCCGTCCGCAAGATTGACTTGTTAAGTGAGGTTACGAAGTGAATAAGCCAGATTTTTATTGCTCTAGCGACTACGCAGGCCTTACCACTAGAGTTGCTAGTTTTTATTATGGCTACGAAGTTTTAAGCAGTAATGATGAAGAGGCTGAGTGGTGCTTTGAAGCAATAATATCAGGCAAGCAAACAATAACGATCCCATTTTCAAAGTTAGGATGCAAAGACCAATTTGATGTTGTTGCATGTTTGATGATTGGCATAGGCTGGGTGATGGCAAAGTATAATTTAGAAAGCGTTTAAGTGAGGATTAAAAATGTGTGATGAAAGAATACGCTTGTTAGTGGAAGAACATGAAAATCTTTCTGAGTTAGTTGTTAAAGCGGAAGACGCAAGAGATTCTAAATACAACGAAATAATTAGGATTGTTGGTTTATGTAAGTATTGCAGAAATTGGCATTACCCGCATTGTTTCAGTGCTGGCACCACATAACAGTTTCTTATGCAGCGCAGGGCGTATAACTCCGACATTTTGACGACAAGCCGCATTGATTTTATTGCAGTTTTTCGATGTGTTTGGAGTTTTGCTGGTCATGCCGCATTTCCACAAAAATTGCACAGTTTTCGTGCTTTTGCTTTAATTTGGCGCATTAATCAAGCAATAAAAAACCCCTCGTAATTGCGGGGCTTTCTTTATTCGCCAGAGCCGCCAATCATTTTAAAGCCATCAATGAGTCAATCCGCTAGTAGTTAAGCCGGATGTGGTTAGACCTACTGAGGTTAGACGGCCAGTTGGTGATATGCCAGACTCGCTAATAACCCACTCATACTCATACACGTTGCCCGCGCCAGTACCCGTTGCAGGTCTAAACCAGCTAGTAAATGATCCAGCATTAGTGACAGTACCGCCACCATCTGGCGTTAAAACAAGATCGCCATATGGAGTGTAGGCATGCTCACCACCCTCAACCGTAAAGCCGTCTTGCGTTAACCAATAACCGATAGATGTGGGGTCATCCGTAATAACGCCCGCAAAAGTGTAAACAGTTTCAGCAGCCTTTTTAACCAGTGTGCGGGCAACAGACGCGGATTCCGAGCCATAGGTAAAGATAAAGGTTACGCTTGCGCCATTGAGCGGCCAGTCCTCGCCATTAACACGGTCTTGAATATCAATAACAAAGTCGGTAGCGGTGCCAGCGCCAATAGTTGCGGATATAGCCTTAGCGCCGCTTTCGTAAGTCGCTGTTACGGCTGTAGGCTTGCCCGTAAATCCTGTTGCCTGTACTGGTATACTCGTTTGACCTGCGGTTACTGGATTGCCGCCGTTAAAGGAGGTTATCGAGGCTGTTTCTTCGGTAAAAATAAACGCAACCACTGACCAGCGCTGTGATGATGCGAAAGTCCACGCAGCGGAAGTGCTTGTGCTTGTCGCTACTTTAGTAAAAATCCTAGCACCCTGATTTGCGCTGCTGCCACCATCAACGACAAGCGTTTGTCCATCGTTTGGTGGAGTCGTTGATGCGGTTATACTCGTGGGCGCACTGTTATTTAAAGACAGTGAGTAAACAACAAGATCGCCCACTTTAGTTGTCACGGTTACGCTTGCCGATGTGCCTGTGCCGTAGGAGACTGGGCTTACAGCCATGTCCACATTGTTACTAGAGACAATGCTGAACATCTCTTTATGGTGGCCGCTAGCTGTATGGGTCGTAACTACGTCAACAGTGGCTATAGTGGGGTCTTTTACGGAATAAGCATTTTTAAGTTGACCTGTGCCGCCAGCATCAGACGCAATTCTTGCGACCGCTGTGCCCATTGACACGCCATTAAATGTGCGGGTAGAGCACTCGATATTGTTGGTCGAGGTATTGCTATTATCTATGTCGGTCACACAGATAAAATACTTAGAGTTGGCAGGTGTTGTGTAGCTTGTGGTCTGTGCTACACCTGAGTTTGCATTGGAGGATATGGCAGCACTATTTATTGTAATTGTCATCTCATCACCTACGGTTTATAAATTTCATGGCCGCGACGACCGAGATAATTAGTTCTGTACGATCCAGTCAAAAGACCATTTGAATCTATTACACCGCTAGATTGCTGACACTCATAATTAGTAACGCTATAGGTGATATTTGTTGTCGATGTTAGCGGCTTTTCGTAGGGTGGCGCGTTAGGGTCTTTTCTGTATACTTTCCACGCGTCAGTTGTCGTATACGTGCTTTGAATTACATCAGATGCGCTGTTAACAGTTGCAGCAAAACCCCAATTGAATAAATAGACGCCACCTTGTCTGGTGGTATTTCTTCTTGACCAAACAGGAAGCCTTATATATGACTGCGAAGCTCTTAAAAAGCTTATACCGCCAGTTCCATTGAGCAGGTTGTAGCTCACATCAATATTGCCAGATAAGTTGTCAGCAACTGCCGCTATATAAATATCTATGACAAGCCCTGTGAATGTGGTGTCGAATGTATTCCTACGCACATCGCCATAAATACTTCCCGCACCTTTAATCCAAATAACTCCAGCAGATGTATTACCGCTTACTTGATTTGTGAATATGTTATCTTCAACAATAAACCACGACGTCCCAAATGTATCTATTGCAGACCAGCCGTTACCGACTGATTTAAACCCATCAAATTCACATCTGGTTTGTGCCACGAATTTACGATTTGATCCGGCTTGACCAAGGAAGAAACAGCTTACATTATCGCTGTTGCTAGTTCCTTCTCTGCCGTTAATTTCAAATCTACAGTTATCTTGATAAGTGCTATCACAGAGAGTGTCAGTAGAAAACCAACGCGGGCTTGCACTGGTAATTGGTGGATTTTTAAATGCAATTCCTTGAATCAAGGTATGCTTGTAATTTATGTAAAAAACAATACTGTTAGTGCTTGATGATGTGGAGCAATCTATATTTGCTCCACGCTGAGTCCATGCCAATAATGAATTTGTGTTTAATCCACCCTGAACATCTGTATAAGTTCCGTTTTCAAGTATTACCGACTTACCGCCGCTACCCTGCACCTCAGTAATAGCCTTTGTAATAGTCGCCCACGGTAGCGCCTTTGTTCCTGTGCCAGTGGTATCGTTCCCTGTTGGTGATACAAAAACACACCATGCCGTATTGACGACCATAGACCAAGCCCGAACAACAGAATTGCCCTCTTGGTCATAAACTCTAACCCGAAAGCCATAGGTTGCATTAGATGCTGGCGTGAATTTTACCAGCATATAGTCTGATGAGCTTGGATCAGCACCTAGTGTCGCACCAGATGGCAATAGCTCGGCAACAGGAACATGGGGATAAGCCCCGCCCTGTATGCAAATTCTGATCTGCGATTCTCTGCCAACGTAGCCATAATGATCGGCAGAATAGAACCCAATTGTTTCAAGGTTAGTTGCTGGACGAACTACCGTCATTGGCATCACAGATGGCTCAAAATATCCTGCTGGAAATTTCAGCGATTCGGGAAATACTGCGCCGCTCTGAAGCTTACCTGTAACTGGATTGCGCGCCCACGATAGGTTTTTAGTTGGCATTTCTGTCATCCTGCAATGTTTTAATACACAAATTTAACTGTGCTGGGCATAGTGTCATTTCTCGCCTGAGATCGAAATAATCATTAAATTCTGATATTATTAATCACCTACATATTAAGGAGATGGCGTTCATGAGTGATAGTATATATTTTATTGGTAATCCATGCAAAAAGGGGCACGGCACAAAACGATACGTATCAAATGGCGCATGTGTTGAATGCGTAAAAATAAAATCAGCAAGAAATTCAAAATCAGGTCAAGAAAAAAGAAAATTACTATACAAAAACAATGAAGAATATAGATTAAACGTCATAAATAAAGCTAAGGAATACAACAAAATCAATAAAGAAAAAGTTTTGGCATCAATAAAAATATGGCAAGAAAAAAACAAAGATCATGTGTCTGCATATAAAAAACAATATGCATTGTTAAACAAAAATAGATTTAGGGCATATTGCCGCAACCGAAGGGCGTTAATGCGAAACGCTAACGGGTCACATTCACACGAAGAAATAGAGCTGCTACTTACAAAACAAAAATATAAATGCGCTATCTGTTCATGCAATATAAGAGAAGTTCATCATGCCGATCATATCGAGCCACTATCAAAAGGAGGCAGCAATGATATCTTAAATATTCAAATGCTTTGCCCTAAGTGCAATATGCGAAAGTCAAATAAAGACCCAATTGTATATATGCAATCAATAGATAAGCTTATCTAGATTTAAGCGTTTTCAAGCAAAGATCAAACAGCGCTTCACTTTTTACTATTTGCTCGGATAAATCAAAATAAGCCTGCCGAGCGTCTGCTGTAAGTTCGGGCGAGGCTGCAATAGCTCCGGTGGAATCGGCTGAGGTTGAGGGCAAGGCGTTACATTTTGCGTTGACGCGCAGCTTTGTAAGGCCAGCAGCATCACGAGCGCGTAGAGCTTTGATTTCATTTTCTTTCGACTCCAATTCTAAGTAATATTTGGCGCGGTTTTCAGTTGCTACGCGCAATGCTTCACGCTCAGCTTTTAGCGTTTTGTTTGTTGCGTTTAGCTGTTCGGTTTTTTGTGCGAGTTCAACTTTTTGAGACTCTACTTTTTCGCTCAAGTAGTCATAGCGCAGAACTAGGCCGAATAGTGCAACGGCTAGGCCGCCGTAAAGCCATAATTTTAGATTAAGCATTGGCATAGGTTTTACCATCATAAATAAGGTTTTGCTTGCGAGGCACAGCAGCTAAGCCAATATGTATCCAGCTTGGCTCAAGAATTAATTGATCGTAAACAATGCCAGCTTTTCGGATTGTGTCGAAAACCTCTTTGAGAGTCATATTGCTGACAATAAAATCAGCGGCCAAGCCTTTCATGTGCGCGCTAGTCTTTGAGCCTTTCACCGCTTCATTAACATCTGGCGAACGGTAGCCGCTTAAAACTCTAATAGGGTTATTGCTGCATGCTGAGCGAACTTTTTCGAGCACTTGAGCCAGCGTATAGAGGTTGTCGATTATGTGGTTTGGCGGGGTGTTATCAATACCGGTATTTGTGACGATTAATTCTTTGAGCTTAAAATTTTCAGTTGTCATTTTACACTTTCCTGTTAGCCTGCATTGAGTCATAAAGTTTGTAGATAATCCCGCCCATAGTTGCCACAAGGCCGCTAAGCGCTATATAAACAGCAGCATCATCACCGCAGGTCATTAAGAGTAAATTGTTAACAAGTTTAGAAGTTAAATAGCAGAGAAAAGCAACAACGCTAAGGGGGGCTACATTCCAATTAATCAACGCGAGCCTTATTTTTTCTATCATCATAAAACCGCCTTAACAAATTGCCCAAGCTGAGTGGCGTAACCGCCAAAAAGTATCACGCACAATAAAACCAAAATGGCAGGAATAGACCACTTGAGAATAAATTGCTTTGCCTTATTTTCACGGCTAACAATCGGCTCAAGCTGTTCAGATATTGCATCAATGGATTTTTTTAACTCTCCAACACTATCAACGACAACTAGATTTTGGTCTATAAAAAAATTGCGCAGCTCAATAATTGCAGCGCTGTGCTTTTTGTCGTTTGTATCAACTTTTGCATCAAGGTTAGAGATCTTTTCGCTAAGCATTCTAACATCAAACATCATTTTCAGAGCTTCCATAACAAATTGCTCCTGCCCGCTAATGCACGGCGTTTTTTTTCTGTCTTCTGTCGATTCCTGCATAGCTTGACGTCCGCACCAATGGGCTAAAGTTTTCTAGTGTTCCGCCGTTGGCAACGTGTATTATACAGTGCTCAACCGCCTTAATGTGTGGCGACATGCCGCCTAGTGACCTAATTTCATCAATCGCCTTGGCTGCGATTATAGCAAGATTTAACAAATAATCTTCATGATTAGGATCATCACCACTAAAACTGCTATCGTTGCAACATTCCACAATGTTCGCTCCGAACTCATAAATGATACGTTTTCATCGGTTAATGGCATCTGTTTATTGGCCATAAACGCGGCCACACGGTAGGCCAAAAAAACACCCATGCATGCCCAGTAATCAACGGAGGCAAGGCCGTTGATTAGCCCAAGGCTTAAATAAATAGCCAGCGCAGCAGTATTAGCAGAAACCAGCATACCCATAAATAGGCGCAGCTTGACGGGTAACAAATTGTAACGATCTAGCGCTACCGGAAAATATTTTTTCATAATGATTCCCCCAAAGTTGGTGGCTTGGACTATATTTGATTTGCGATCCTTCGGCCGCACAACGTAAAGGTTATTTCCTCGCTTCGGCGGGGCTTTTTTTATTAAGCCTGTATCAATCCCTTTGCTTTAAGTTCTGTAAGCAGGTCGGCAAGCGCACCAGATGTTTGCACCAATGTAGCGGTGGCACCGGGAAAGTTAATAAGCCTTGCATTTCCAGTAGGAGTTCCAAACCCTGTAGCGACGGCGCTTTCTGCAACTCCACACAAGCCATAGCTCCAAGTCCCAGAAACTTTTTTAACTGTAAATGCTTTAACGGCGTCAGTTATAGGGACAGAAACATCAGCGGTCATAGAATCAAAAGAATATAATCTTAATGCCGACCCCTCCATTTTGAACGCTGATCCAGTACCTGTAATTTTTGCTATAACAGTTCCGCTCGCGTTTAAAATTGCGCCATCTAGCAAATACAGTTCGTCGTCATAGGTTGCTACATAGCCACTCTTTCCAAATTTCGCCGAAGTTCCTCTTTTGTTTGTTTGAAGCGTAGCAACCTCTAATGGATATGAGCTAGCGTTAACACCAATTCCTACCTGCCTCATTCCAAGTTGGCTATTTCCGTTTGATATATAAAAAGAACCAACCTCTGAATCAAAGACGGGTAAAGGTTGGGCATTATCCGTACAATATCCATATATTTGCGCAATATTGTAAACTCCACTATAAATCCCAGATGGCTCTACATATCCATTGTTACCGGCCTGCAAGTGATAGAAAAAGTTTGAATATGCGTAACTGCCACCGCTGGAAAAATATCCAACCCCTGGCTGTGTTGATGCTGGGTGTCCAGGATAACTTGCCGTGCCGGTTAAAATATAAGTATCAATAAAATTGCAATTGTCACAAAAACCAAGATGTAAACCAACTGCGTCACCTGCATGCTCAATAATGGTATTTATAAAGGTATTGTGGCATGCGTTGTATCCTCCATTGTAACCATTAACAATAATACATGATGAGGCTGATGTAAGATATCCGTTGCTAGCCCTCAATTGCTCTATTACATTCCACGAGCACGTACCGTATCTTGCATCAAGATAAAAAGCCGTGAGCTTTGAGTGTTGGCACCAAATATCTGTAAATCTCCAATGCACCACTGTGTCAGCGTGCAAACAATATGTTGCCTCGGCATTACCGTATATTTCTAGGTGCTCAATAACGCCGCCCATGTTTTGATTTCCGATGAAAAGCACGGCAGCAAACCCGCCACCCCATACGAGTTCGGTGCCCCTAACAGGGGTAATGGCACCCGGATACGCCTCGCCCCTTGGACGAGATCCAGATAGGTGCACAGGTGCGGTAGTAATTGCGAGAGTAGTTGTTGTTTTATAGCTAAGCGGCAACATCTCTATTTTGTTTATATCTCCAGTTTGGGCGGCGTCTAGCATTTTCTGGAGCTGGACGCCATAATCTGTAGTGGCTCCCTCTCTTGTCGTTGATCCTATGCACCCAAACATCTCTGGCGTAATAGCCGAATAATTAATCCGTTTTAAATAATATCCACCTAAGCAGTTTTTCTCTGTGCCTCCATTGTCAGTAACCGATCCAGCAAATGCCATCAATGTTCCGCCACCAAGTCCGCCGGAAGTGTGCTGTGCAAGGTTGAATAGCTGGCCTGCTGCGCTGGGAGTGACGGTTGCGATAGCCGCCCAATCAGCTATAGTCCCCGCCTTATTTTGGTCAAGATACTGATCATTCGCTTGGCAGGTATCGAACGCGACACCGACTTTAAAAGTATCTGAAGGATTTCCGGCAGTACCGCGATCTATTGTTTGTAATGGCATATAACCCTCTTTAAATTTTTATACATCATAGAAGCCAGAAATGATTAACTCGTTGACTGCTGTATCCATTGCTACTGCCGTATATGCAGCGCCTCCAGAAGGGTCATCAGCAGAAAGATCTATGTATGTCGTATTCTGTACAATTCTACAGCCAAGAGTCTTGCCAGCTGCGACCAATAGGCCGTAGTATGAGCTAGCACAAGGAGTTGACATATTAAACATATTTGATGCGGTAAATGGGAGGCCAGATATTCTTAGGTTGCCAGTTCCAGTATGCGCACTCCATCCAATCCCTAGCCTAAAAAAAACTTTATTGCCAATTCTTGTATAGCTGCCATTCTGTAAGAACCCTGCGTATGTGCCGACACCAGCAGTCGAAGACCCGACAGCAACAGGCGTAAAAGTTCCCTCAAGGTAATAATCAAGAACAGTTGCCCCAGCATTTTCCGAATTACCTGGAATTACGCCAGTACCTGCAGTCACGTAGTAACTGCAGTCACCGTAGTACCTGCAGTCACCGTAGTACCTGCAGTCACCGTAGTACCTGCAGTTACGCCAGCGGCAGAGGATACCTCCCCCGTACCGGAAATTGTCCCACCTGCTGATATATTTGCAGAGCTAGTCACGGCACCATTTACCGTTAAGATCCCGTTGATAGTTGACGCTGCACCGGCTGTTATTCCGCCGTCCGCTGCAAAGTTCCCATCATCATCAAAAGTGAACTCACTTGATCCTAGCGTTGCGGTTCCAAAATGAAAGCCTATTGAGTCAGCGGTGCCAATGCTCGGAGTTCCAGCAAAGTAACTGATCCCATATGTTGGCGCATTACCAAACGACCAAATAGGATTGCGGGAGTTTAAGTTGTACGTTGTACTTAAAAATCCAGAATTCCCAGCCGCCTGAACGGAACCGGTAGAGATTAAATTCTCGGCGGTTACATCGCCCGAAACAGTTATATCTGTGTCGAATGTTTGCGCGGTACCGATCCAATCAATAGGCCATCCGGTCTGAACTGTACCAACTGGAGTTGTTGCCCAATTAGGTGAATATCTCAACTCAGCACGCGCGACACCATCAAACCAAATCGGTGCAAAATTTCCCGCCGAATCTGACTCGGCAAAAAATCCCCATGATATGGTTTTGGTTTTATCCTTCCATACCTGCTTAGGCGTGCTGCTTTGATTCTCGTAAAAATACAGCCGAGAGTAAGGCAGCGTTTTAAGCGTATCGCTGGTAAATTTGCTTAGTGGGTTAATAAAGCTTTGTGTCATTGGTTAGGCCTCTAAATTCAAAAATACTATATTAATCAGCGGCATCTTTTTCCTGCTTTTTACTAATTTGTTTGGCAAGCAGCTCACGCATAGATTTGTAGGCGTTCCCCTCATTAACACCACGCGCCTTATCGGCGGCAGCTTGAATACCTCTTGCAGCTAAATCATAAATACCATGCGATCTTGATAGGTCTCTCATTGCGGCCTTTGTGCCAGCGCTTTGCTCTCCTGCCAACGATGATTTGGCAGCTGGGCCGAACATATTATCCAATTCATTCGCAAATGTTATTTGCGCCATTATGTCATCAGGAACCTTATTGCCATATGCCTTACCGGTCTCTTGGATCTGCTTAATAGCATTGCTCAACTCCTGACTTGATTGAACATTGCTTAGAAGTCTTCTTGATAAAATGCCAAGTTGCTTATCGGCGCCCTCACCAAATAAATCAATTTTGCTGCCGGCTGTTTTTTGGAAGTTATCAAGCGCCTGAATTGTTTCGCTATATTTTGTATTTGCTGCGTTGTAAGACTCGAAATTCTTATCTAGGGTAGAGTCAAGATTTTTACGCAACGACTTAACCGAATTTTCTACGTCAGGCCAAAGTGATTTACTATTAGATTTACCGTATACAACAGTTTGATCAATTGCTCTTTTTAGTCTATGAACGTCATAGGCATCAGGCGCTTTGGTATTGGCCATTCTGTCAACAATCATAGAAACCAGCCTTTGCTCTGGCGCGTACATCTTGCCTTCAATATCTGAACCTCTAAAGTCAGGTTTAATCTTCCCATCTTTGTCTATAATTAATTTTACTTTTACTTTGTCGGCAAGATCATTAGCAAAATTATTTACCGGATCGGAAACATCAACGCGCTGACCTTCAAGTGCTTTAGCGGCCTTATCTATTTCCGCCCCCGCCTCTTTGTTCACTTTTTTTACATACTGAATATTTTGCGCGAGGGAATCGCCAATAATGTCTGTAGGTCTATTTTCTGATCCATAAACAGCGTTACGCTTCCCCTTCTCGGATATGTTAAGCATTTCTAGCATTTTTTTTGAATTGTATTTGTCCGAAACTTTTACCGCTTGGACTAGGCCATCATTAAAACCCTGCTTTATTGCCTCTTTTGCAATATTGTCATCAACAATCTTGTAGGCTTCTGGCAATAATTTACCTTGCGCATCTTTCAGCGTTGGGTTAATTACCTCAAGCTCAATTGGCGCAAGAGAGTTATCAGTATCTCGCGCGCGAAGCTTATTGATCGTTTCTATTTTCTTTGGCGCAATGGATGGCCTTAATATTGCCGCTTCGTTTCTTGCCGCAAACTCCACGGCAGGCATCGCGGATCGCGCACCTTGGCCAATAATACTTAATTCTTGAGTAAATGGAGCTACAGCAGCCAAAGGCGCTAGAGTCTCGCCTATAGCGCCTACATATCCTTTGCCGGTGACTGTCTTTGGCATGTAGGTAAGATTTGCGCCTGTGCTTGCAGCCTCGGCCCCAGCTTGCAATCCACCCTCGTCAGTCCCGAACGATCCATTTGCGATAGTTTTACCTACCCCGCTTATTGCCCCAGCTATATTTCCAAAGAGTCCAGACGTAGCGCCAGTTCCCAGCGTCAGCGCGGCTTCGCCAGCACCCACTACTTTATCGAGAAAAGAAGGATCTGGAATAGTGTTTTTTGGTGATGTTGCGGCAGAAATACCTGGCGCAACTGGAACATCCGCTGCTGTCGTTATCGTTCCGCTATCGGTAGGTAATCTTTCAATATCATCCATCACCGCTTGCGCAGTGGCTTCGTCGCCTTCTTCCATCGCTTGTCTTGCTATATCTAAAAGCTCAGCTCTAGTTGCCACCTTTTAACCTCGCGTAACGTTGTGCTGCTGTTTCTTTAGCGGTAACAGGCTGAGTGGAAGCTTGAGTCGGCGCTGAAAGTATAGCATTATCAGGCTGAACTGGTGCTTGCTTTTGAGAATCGCCAGATTGGAATTCTTTCCATGCCGTAGCAAGACTTTTACCTTCTTTGGTTCTTAAGGTATCGTTTTTGCTTATAAAATCTGCTTTAAATTGGTGGAATTCAGCTTCTTTTTCGCGAAGCCGACCAATTGAAGCTAGCCATTTCGCGACATACTTGGGGTCTGACTTCTCGGTAGGCAGCGGCTCTCTCGCCATTTTAACGTCTGACTCAGAAGCCGCGCCCGGAGGAAGATTGTTAATTGCTTCACTGCTGGCAATTTGTAGCGCCTCTTTTCTTAGTGCGGTAAGCTCATCCTGGTTGCCTGTCTGCTCTTTAATCCATTCGCCCCATGTGCCTTTTACGCCGCCATGAATAGCAGAATTCTCAAGCTTTGATGAGAGCGCTTTAAATCTATTGGCTGAATTAATGGCAACAGTATATTCATCGCTAGCCTTGCCTATTTCTTTCTCAGCAAAAGGAGAGAGTTTTTTATTTTCTTTTGGAATCATGCCTATCATTTGCCCAAACTGTTCGGCAGTAGGATCATTTTTATCAACAAGCTCTTTATATGTCCTCAAATCTTTGGCGTTAGCTGTAGACTGATCGCCTTCAGTAACGGCTCTTGGATTGGTGGCAATAACATTGCCCGCTGAATCGTAGCGCGTATCCCCAAGCGTAAAGCCTTCTCCCTGTTTTGTAGGATTAAGAGTTCTATGCGTAACAAATAAGCCTGTCAAAGTTCGCTTAGGGTCATCCTCAAACCCTGCAATAAACTTATCCATAGTTGGTGTTGCGCGGCCTTGTGCGTTTCGCTGCTGCTTTAATTCAATCGCACGATGGTATGCCGCGCTTGGGTCGGCTTGTGCGGCTATATATAAATCACCGGTATCATTTGCAAACTCTTGCATCTGATCGCCAGCATTCAAGGGTATACCTATATGCTTAGCTAGCACCATGTACTCTTTTGGTGATTCTCTTGCTAATAAATCAAGAGTTGATCCGGGGATAAGATTTGGAGTTGCCTCAGCAATAAGCTGACCCATGCGTATCTCTTTGCGCTTTTGTTCATCAGCATCTAAGCGCTTTTGTCGAATATCCAAAGCACCAACAATATCGGCCATTTGGGGCTGTGCAATTTGATCAAGAATTCCCATAAATCACCTATTACATTAATCCAATGCCTTGCTGAATCCCGCCCTGAATGGCGTTAGCAACACCAATAGTACCCGCTGCGTTAGCCTCGCCTATTTTTGCTTGGCCTTGCGCAACTGTTGAAGCCTGCCCGCCTGCAATGTTAGCAAGAATCGCCGCTAAATTCTGGCTGCTTGCAGAGTCTTGAATTCCGGCCTGATAAATCATATCAGTAATGTTTGAAATATCCTTGGCAAAAGCATCACTTACGACAATGCCTTGTTGATTTAATAGGCTTGAAATTTGGCTGGCCGCTTGCGTAGCATTTTTTGCAATGGCTTGACCGGCATCAGTTCTACCTTGGGCCACTTGCTGTGCTGTTTGCGTGATGATGCCGCCAGTGTTAATACCGGCACTCATAGCGGTATCGGCTAAATCACGCTTTAGGCTGGCCTTTAGTGTGTTGTTTTGTAACGTTCTATCTGCAACCGTGCCAAGGTTTGCGAATTGATTCTGATAATCCTGAGAGGCTATACCCGCTGCATTTCGTTGGAGTTCGGTTAATGTGTTGCCGCTAAGAAGTCCACCCTTTGCCGCCGCGCTTCTTTCGGTTGCGCGCTGCATTTGTTCTTGCTGGTATGCTGCCGCAGGAGATTGGGCAAAGCTGTCCTGTGCCGCCGCCTTGGCTGCTGGGCCATTAGCGCCAGTCAAATCAGCTTGTAATTTTGCGGCCGAATTTTCATCAACTCCGCCAATAGCCGAATTTATATTAGTATTGGCCTGAGTCACGCCATTGTTAATGGCATTGATGCCGCCCATTAATCCGCCTTGCAATGCTTGTTCGCTACCGATTAATCCAGTAGCAGGAACTTGAGCATTAGTAGCGTTAGGGTTTATTACGGTAGCCTGTGGATTTACAGCGCCCTGATATGGCAAGGTTACCGGTGTTAATGGGGCTGTGGGCGGTGAATTAATAACAGGGTTTGTTTTAATGGGTACGGGCAATCCGCCGCCTGTAAATGGCTGGATAGAATTAGGTGGAGCAATTCCAACTTGGCTACGCTGAAGTGCTTGATTTGCTAAATCCATTGTTCTCATTAAAACAGCCCCCCTCTAATGCCCATCATAGCTATTTTTGCAGAATCAGACGGGGCGACAATCTTTGATTCCGCGTCATCCGTTGTGGATTGCTGAGCACCTCTAGCCCTCTTAATGGCATTAGCTGCTCCACCTCCATTAATGGCTAAGCCTTGTGATGGTGTATTTTGTTGCTGTGGCCCCATAATTCCGGCCTGCTGAGCTTGAGGCTGCAATAATTCGGGCAACATTGCTGCCTGAATACCTGAATAATCAGCGGTTACCTGCGGCTGATTAGTGAAGCTCATATCAACCGGAAGTCCTAAAATTGCGTTGTTAGCTTGCTGAGCGCCAAGACCTATAACATTTTGTGCGGCTTGGTTACCTTGCATGAATGGCTGCATTCTTTTTTGTGCGTTCTGCTTGTAAAAATCTAGCGCCGCTTTATTTCCAATAGCGGCTTTTTTTGCGCTATTGTCAAAAAGCGTCATTACATCCTTTCTAGCCTGGTCTGTTATTTTTAATGACTGATCTAGCCCCTTTTGTGTAGAGTCGGCCAATTGGTCGGAGGCTTTGTCGGCAGAGTAAGCCCCAACTGCCATGCTGGCACCACCTAAAAGCAAGGCACCACTTATACCAAAAGACATTTTGAGCCCCCAACAATCTGTAAGAAATCTTCATAGGTGGATACTGTAAGATCCTCCTCACACTCACTTACCGTAATCTTGTCAGTTACGTGAAACGTTGTCCAAACCGTATCCTCGTGAAGAAATACCGCTCTCTTGCTTCCGGCAACCCCAGTAAAAGTACAGTAACCTGTATATCGTACAACGCCTTCATCAGTGGCAACCGATATGTCACCAATCAAATTTACAAAATGCTCTTTAGTGTGGATCGCACCGGTAAAAGCAGAATTCTTAGGCATGAATAACTCTCTCGCATACATGCCTCCAGCAAAGTAATGCTTTGCCTCAATGGATAACTGAGGAAGGCTTAATATGGTTTTCTCCATATCAATTATTGCCGCCCTGCGATCTTCTTTGTTTAATGCAATTTGGCTCATATAGGAACCCACCCAAGTTTTCGATTGCCGCCAATATCTGGCAATTGTTTAATGTATTTAACTGCGCCGGGCAATCCAGTACGATCCATATATTCTTGGCCTTCTAAGGCTTCCACTACGCCCTCGGGAGAGCCGGTGCCGATAATGGTAGCTAAGCGCGCCACGTCCTCACTAAACAATTGCAAAACCTGCAACGCTTTACCTTCTTTGTCTACTACTGGACTAATTCTGTTTAATGGGCTAAGCACTGATATTTAACCACCCTTTTACAATGACTTTTTTAATCGGTTCGTCACAAATAATCTTTGGTGTAAATGACCGAGGGAACCGGCCTAATAGATCCCATGATACTACATTTTCATAGTCGCCAGTTATGCCTATGTCGCGCGAAATATCAGGGTCAAACGAGCGCCCGCCATCCTCGCTAACACCTAAACGAATGACAGGGTTTGATCCATCGCCAGAGATTGGAGCCGTACCCGTTTCCATGAATAGTTCAAGTGAATCGACTGTAAATGGGTTGCCGTTATTGTCCATTGAGGGTGGCGTAAAGTAGCTTCTGATTCTGTTCCCATATTCGGTAAATGTATTTTCTGACATTACCCCTATGTTTCCCGTGGAGCTATCGCCAACAAGAAACACAGAATAAGCGGGAATCATTGAAGACACGCGCCACGGCAATTCCTCGCCAGTATCGCTTAGTGATTTTCGTTCATACCATGTATTAGTAGTAGCATCGAATTCTACAGTACACACATCTGGAATCGTGAAGGCTATACAATTACGGCCATTTAGCGACCAGTTAACTTGCCATGCCAGCGCAACTTTATCGCGCCCACCTGAATTAATCAGAATATCAACCGCTGGAGTAGAAACCTTTACCGGCTCGCCGCCATTCGTAAACCACACGGCTGGTCGCTCTTTTGCACCACCTCCAATAAACATGATTCCGCTATTAAATTCGGTCAGCGTAAGAGGTGCGGCGCATCCCTTATTATGATTACCGCTTGTGGCCTTGGTAAACGGGAATCCAGCGCCGCCTACGTTTTGCCATTGCTCAAATGTCTGAGTGCCAAATGGGTAAAGTATTCCGCCAAACTGAATTAGAGCTACTAGATTATCGGGGTCAGATTCTGCGCTGGCAAAATCTAGCGCGTTATATGAAAACCCATCTCGAAGATCAGAGTTAAAGAACACGTTGCTATTTGCTTGAACGAATACAAAATACCCATCCATATAACAACCGTGCGATGCTGGGCCACGAAAATCAGTATCGCTTATTTGAACCAACCCACCGGCCACCGTGTAGATCCATGCGTTGAAAGTAATATTTGCATCGGGTGCAATGATTAATAGCTGAGTTCCGTTATCGGCCATAATGACCTTAGCAGAACCATCAATAAATTCAGCACCACTGATATCAAGATATGAATACGTTCGATTACCATCAACGTCCTCACTAAACCCAATAGAGTAAAGCTTGTTGCCATTGACCTCATAAGCAATGTTATTCATTGCCCATGCGCCGCGATTATCGTCAGTCAAGTCAACAGCAAGACTTATCCCTTCGGTGCCAATCAAGGCTCCAGTGGTAATAGTTTGTGTTTGCGGGATATGAGGGCGGAAATTAACACATTGCTGCGAGGAAACAGGCAGCGATTCATCTATGTAGAAGCCCTGCGCAATTGGCAAAGGTAAACGCATAATTTACCCCGGCTGAAAGTTGAATGAATCGTATTCTTCGTCGTTCGACATGGCGATATTGAGAGAATCTTGTGCTTTTTGGGCTATGGATATTAAACGGTTTGGATCAATTGCATAGGTAACACCAAGCTCGTAGGCAACCGCCCATTTAAAGGCAAGAAACCATTCGGCAGGGATTAACACATCCTCGCTCTGATCTTGGTTCACGTATTGTGGTTTAACAAATGTGAACCGCACTATCTGTGTGCAATTTAAAGGCGATTGCCACACTAAAAACTTACCGTTTGTCAGTTGTGGTGAGTAATACCACGAACTAACATCACTACTTGGATCTGTTTTATTTACAATCTTGTAGTAGCTTTCGCGTGTCTCTTGGCGTAAATCTTGCTCACTTCCCACTTGCTGAGTTGCACCGCGTGCACCAATTACTCGGACTGGGCGATCAATCTTTGTAGTGTAGGTGTAAATACTTGCGCCTGAATTAACGGCAGCAGATAAAGGCGCTGCAATCGTTATGCTTACACCCGGCACGATCACGCTAACCGTTGACCATTGGC